CAAGGTCATCAAGTTCGGTGACAGCTACGAGCAGCGACAGGGAGACGGCATCAATCGGCAGCCGCGCAAGTACTCGCTGATGTTCAAGCGAGCCAAGGCAGAGATTGATCTGATCGACGACTTCCTCAAGGCCAGAGGCTCAATTGACGCCTTCAACTACACGCACCCCGGTCAAACGATCGGGGTTTTTGTTTGCCGAGAGTGGACTCGAACCAACGTCGCTCTCGGCGTTGACAGCCTGTCCGCAACCTTTGAGGAGGTTTACGAATGAGTGAGCTTCAAGGACAACTCTCGCTCGCGAAGGGCCTGACGATCTGGGAAGGCTTTGAATTGGTGCTACCTGGCCAGTCTATCTACTTTCACTCCGGAACCAACGAGTTGCTTGGCTCGGTAGTGTGGAAGACCAAAATCTACACACCTTGGCCGATCAATGCCGTCGAGTTCGCTACACCCAGCCAGGGTTCTCCGGCACGACCAAAGCTGCAGGTCGGCAACTTCGGCGGCACCATCTCTGCGTTATGTCGTCAGTATGAAGACCTGCTTGCAGTGAAACTCAAGCGCCGTCGCACGCTGGTCAAATACCTGGACGCGGTGAACTTTTCCGCCGGCAACCCTACGGCCAACCCGGCCGAAGAGTACCCGGTTGAAACGTGGATCATCACGCGCAAGGCCAACGAAACGCCGGCCGCTATTGAGTTCGAACTTGGTTCACCGCTTGATCTGCAGGGCGTCAAGCTCCCGCGCCGCCAGGTGGAGGCCGGCACTTGCCTGTGGGCGTACCGCTCGGGGGAGTGCAGCTACGCCGGCGGCCCGGTGGCCGACTATGCCGACAATCCAACCAGCGATCCCGCCAAGGACCAATGCAGTCGGACCATGAGGGGCTGCAAGAAACGTTTTGGGGAGAATGGCGAGCTTCCTATCGGCTGCTTCCCGGGCATTGCCCGCGTACCGAGGTTGTGACCATGAGTGAAGTATTCAACAAGTGCCGGGCTGACGCCGAGGCGCATGCCCGCGTCGAGTATCCTCGCGAGTCGGTCGGCTTGGTCGTCAGCGTGCGCGGCAAGCCTTCCTATGTGCCGTGCCGCAATCAGTCCGAAGAGCCGGATCACTTTATCCTGCATCCGGAGGACTACGCAGCCGCCGAGGATATGGGCGATATCATCACCGTCGTGCACTCGCATCCTGACGCCGGCCCAGAGCCCAGCCTGCACGATATTGCCAGCCACGCGGTCAGCCGCATGGCGTGGTGGATTGTCGGGTTGAAGGATGGCGCTGCAACCTGGCATGAGATGCCAGCCGCCGGTGAACTACCGCTGGAAGGCCGTGTGTTCGTCCACGGTGTCATCGACTGCTACACCCTTGTGCGCGACTACTACCGACAAGTGCTCGGAATCATCCTTCCGGATTTCCACCGCAAGGATGACTGGTGGCACAACGGCGAGAACTTATACGTCGACAACTTCGCCCGGACCGGCTTCGTCCCCGTCGATACGCCCGAGCAAGGCGACCTGATCGTCATGGCCATCGGCAGCCCGACTCCATGCCACGGTGCGATCTGGCTGGACGGTGACGTGTTGCTTCACCATCTATATGGGCGCCTGAGTTGCCGCGAGGTCTACGGCCGCGCCTACCGCGAATGCACGACGCATATCATGCGCTACAAGCGTGTACCCTCCTGATGAGGCGAGGTAACTAGAATGAATGATCAGCTTCGAGAAGGAACCGTTCAAACCACTGAATCACTTTCCCGTGAGAGCTGGGATCGTGCTCGCGATGGTAGACGGTTATCAGATATTGCGGCGCGTTTCCACGGAGTGAAAATGCCCGATAGTCCCATGCCGAACGTAAATTTGTTGCCTGGGCCAAGCCTGGAATCTCTGCGTCTTGCGCTGCGAGCCAGGACTGCCAGCGTTCATGAACAGCTATGATCTTGGACTCGTCCGATGCTGAAGCATGATCTCTAAATGTAAACTCAACATAAGAGTGATAGACATCATCGAATCCGGACAGGCACCCTAAGGACATAAAGAGCCCCTCCGGTGCGTTGAGTGCTTCAAGCACATACCTCAGACCATTTTCTGTGGTGGCCTCATGTATCTCGTCTATGCGATGCGGTTCTGCGATGAGATCAATGCCGCCATTATTCTTGTCGCCGCTCAAGCTGAAAGCCGCCGCCTGAAATGGCCATTGTTGATAGCTGTCGTTGCTGGTGTCTTTTTTCATCTGAGGCCTTTCGGGCTTCAGTTGCGGACATAGTTCTTCACTCACACTGACCTCCAAGGTCATCTATCCGCGCCGAAATTGGCGCATCCCCAGTCCTTGGGCTTGCAGGCAAAGGACTGGGAAATCCTTTTTGCGGGGCGCGCATTAGCTTGATTTCGAGTCCCAACCTGTTACTTCACCGTTCTCGACAATGATGCGCAGCTCGCCTCTGTTTGTACCCTGATAGCGGTATTTCCAGATATCACGAGTCTTGGTTTTCAATTGATTGTGATCGGTGGCGGCGGGATGGCCGAGGGTGTCGGTGAGTTGTTCTGCTGTTTGACCGATCCAGACCATTTTCGCGAGGATTTTTTGAGCGACGCTTTCATCCTGATATTTATCTCGAAGATACTGTAGGCGTGCCCGCTTTTCCTTAGAAACCCGCTTCGCCATGTCCTTGTCTCTATGAGCGGTCGATTGATAGCCGAAAGCTACTACTTTGAGTCGGACGGGCGTTACTGGAGATTCGTACAGGAGCACCCACCCTGTTAGAGTCGCCAAAACACAAGGAGGCACAACATGCGGAAGATTCTGACGGCCATTGCGTTGATCGCTCTGGCCGGGTGCTCAACATCCCAGGTTACGGCAGACAAGGCGCTGCAAGTTCCTGCAGATAGAATCCTTGCCTACGCAGCTAAGCCGTCAGCGCCTTATGGGACCATTGTTGTCACTCGCGATACCGGGTGGGTTGGTGGTGCGTGCTATGTGGGCCTTCTGGTTGATGGGAAATTCTCAGCGAGGATAGACACTGGCGAAGTGGTGAGCCTTTACGTTCCCGTCGGCGAGCATCTGGTTGGCTTGGTTGAAGACGAAAGCAGTGGGGGCGTGTGCGGCTGGGGAGATTTGCGGAAAGAGCAGTCAGCCAACGTCTCGATCGGTCAGGTTAAGCGCTTCCGAATTGGAGGCGACACGAACATAGGGCTGGATATAAGGCCTTCATCAATCTAACTCGAATATCAAAATTACCGCCTCCGGGCGGTTTTTTTATGCCCGGAGAAAAGTATGAGCGCCATCACAGACAAGGCCATGACGAAAATTTTGCTCTCTGGCAGCCTCGCCCAAACCTTTGGCCGTAAGCATTTTCGCCTGCTTGAGGCTGGTACGACCGCAGAGGCATTTAGCGCGCTGAAGCACACCATTGCAGGATTCGAGGACTTCATCCGCGACTCAGCTCGCAAAGGGGTTCGGTACGCCATCTTCCGAAATCGCGAAAACGTTGGTGAAACCGAGTTCACATTAAGCGGTACATCTGAGATTCGCATTGTCCCTGTGATTGCGGGAAGCAAGACCGGCGGGATTTTTCAGACGGTTTTAGGAGTTGTCCTTATTGCCGCGTCGGTAATCATGACCGCCATCTCCGGAGGCACTGCGTCACCGTTTGCAGCTGGGATGATGCAGGTCGGGATCGCCATGGTGATTGGTGGCGTTATACAGATGCTTACCCCGGTGCCCAAGTCGCCAAGCCAGCAAGAGCAAGCGACCACCGAGAACAAGCCCAGCTATCTCTTCAACGGCGCCTTCAACTCGACACAGCAAGGCCTTCCTGTGCCTGTGGTTTACGGCCAGATGCTGGTCGGTTCCAGCGTCATTACCGTCGGCACCTGGTCGGAGGCTCTACCGGTATGAGTGAAGTTATTATCGGTAGAAAGGGCGGCAGCAAGGGTGGCGGAAGCAGTAGCGGTTCCGTGCGCGCCGCCGTAGAGGCCCCGGACAGCCTGCGTTCGCGTCAGCATGTGCGGGTGCTGCACGCAATCTGCGAGGGGGAGATTGATGGCATTGTCGGTGGCGACCAAGGGATCTTCTTCGACGATGTACCGCTGCAAAACTCCGACGGCAGCTACAACTTTTCCAGCGTCAGCATCGATACGCGCACCGGCACCCAGTGGCAGAGCTATATGCCGATCACTGGGCTTGAAGCTGAGCAGTCCGTTGGCGTCGAGCTTAAAGGATGGGTTCCCATCGAGCGCGCCATCACTGACACCGATGCTGATGCAGTCCGGGTGACTGTCAGCGTTCCGCAGCTGTTCTCACAGAATACGCAGAACGGCGACACGGGCGGCTCTTCAGCGATTTTCCGCCTCGAGGCCAAGCTTGGCAGTGGCGCTTGGTATCAGATGTGCGAAGACATTCTGATCAATGGCAAAACCATGAGCCGCACGCAGTTTTCGTACTATCTGCGTTTGCCGGTATCTGGCGGCCTACCGCGCTATATCCGGGCAACCCGAATGGGGGGCGATTCGACCAGCTCTACGGTCCAGAACCGAACTTTTTTCGACTCGTTTACGCTTCTGTGGGACGAGAAGCTGCGCTATCCGAATACCGCGCTGTGCGGCGTCAGCATTGATGCTCAGCAGTTCGCCAGCATTCCGCGTATGGCCTTTCTGGTGCGCGGACTCAAGATTCTGGTTCCAAGCAACTACAACCCCGCAACGCGCACGTACAGCGGTTCCTGGAGTGGCGCATTCAAGCGTGCCTGGTCTGATAATCCGGCCTGGGTCTGGTACGACATGCTGACCAATACCCGCTATGGGCTGGGCGGGTTGCTCGATACGGCGC